TGCGTCTTTGGGCAAAAAAGTTGACTTGGGGGGTGTAAAAAGAGTCCCCGCCCATCGGAGCCATATTAAGGATGGCGAAAGCGTCTTACTGAAACCGGCTACGGCTAACCAGGGGTACTGGATTAGAGGTGAAAAATATGATGGTACAAGCCATTGGTATTTAGGTCAGGGTTCAGCTAACTCAAACAATATTGCGTTCACGAATTACATCGGCAATAGCTCTGTCTCCCTTCATGATGGAGGCGTTTATATCGGTGGGTCTGGTGGTTTATATGTCGGTGCTGCACGCGTTGCGCTTGACGGCAATGTTTACGGCACGGCATGGGGCGGCTGGCTTTCCACCAAAGTGGTGACTGCTATCCGCCTCGGTGCAGCACGCGCCTCACAGGCGTGGAAGGGGGCCGCGTGGAATGATACTGGTGGATATGTTTTAACCGCTGCCACGAACGGAAATAAAGACGAATACATTGACAGTATTTATGCCCGCCCCCTTCAGTATTGCGTTAACGGCAGCTGGTATACCGCTTCTTCTATTTGAGATATCTAATGAAATTTTCTGAATTTACAACCTATACACCAGAACCAGCGGTTATTACGGATGAATCAACGGATGCGCAAAAAGAAGAAGCCCACTTACTGAGCTCTCTACTTGAGCGCAATATTGCTTTTACACGTTGTGCCAATAACGTCTGCTGGTATGAGGCTCAGAAACATTTTGCTGAACATACCGTAAAGCTCATGGTTTGTGCTGGCGATCGTATCTGGGCGCTGGATAAAGACGCATCAAAACTCTGGCCGGACGGCTATTCCGTTATTGAGGTGGATGAAAACCTGGTACCTGTTGATATTCAGCCTAACGGCGAGTGGGCGTTTAAAAATGGCGTTATTGCACCGCGCGCACTTCCTCAGGAAGAAATCACGGAGCGTTTCAATAAGCGGCGCGATCGCTTATTGAATGAGGCGCGGGCAGTGATTACTGAATGGCAGGCAGAATTGTCGCTGGATATCCTACCTGACAATGAAAAGGCGCTGCTCGTACGCTGGCTGAGCTATATCCGGGCGCTTAAAGGCATGGAACCGTGGCCGGTTGACAGCGCAGCCTGGCCGGAAGTACCGCCCACCAGCTAACCTCCTCAAAAAACAGCGCCTCCGGGCGCTGTTTTTCTTTACCTCTCTAAATTACAGACTGCTTACCCTCTCGCCACCTGATAACCAGGTACCAAAGGGGGGTATGTGACCGATGTAGAAAAAATGCTCGCGGTTTCGCTTCTCCTGTCCCTGTTGAGTGGCACAGGCGTTTTCCTGCTGGGAGTGCGCGAATACCGGATCAAACCGAACGTATTCAACTTTGTCACTGAGCTGGTGCTGGCGCTGATTACCGGCCTCACGGCCTACTTTTTTGCGCGACAGCAGGGACTGGACGAAATCGTGATTTACCTCGCCGTGCTGGTGGCGAGCAACAACTGGCGTGAACTTTCAACTGTATTCAAAGAACGACTCATTGCGGCAATAAACGGCGTGCTTGGGTCAAAAGGAGGCTCCGGCCAATGATTGATTATCAGAACCTGTTTATTACGGCGATGGCTGCAGCAATGGTGGCGGATCGCTGCGTATTTGCCCGTAAAAAGGTGGAATTGCTGGGGTGCGGTACCGCCGTGGTGCGTGATAACGCGCTGGCGTTCCCGGTCCGGCTTAACATCGCCTGCGCCGGCAAGCTGGCGGGCGCAAAAATTGAGTACTGGCTGCGCGACAGCAACGATCCGACGGTGGTTATTTCCGGCAAGCAGCGCACGCTCGACCTCTCGCCAAAAGGCGTGAGCGAGGAATTTCTGCTGATTGACACGCGTTATCTTGAGCCGGGTGAATGGCTGCTTACCGTGCGCGTGACGCACGGCAACAGCCGCCTGAACCCGCTTTACCGGATCTTCCCGCTTCAGGACACCATTTCCAGAAAGTACCAGCTGAGCAAGTCAGAGCAGGGGGTATTCAATGTCGAATCCTAAAGGCTACGTGCTGCTGAATTTTGACGAACTGAACGATAAGGGCCTGGCGAAGCTGAAGAAGGCGATCGCCACCGGCGGCTATGAGATTGCCAAAGTCACCGCCGCCGGCACCGCGCGCAGGAAAGACGGCGTACCTACCAAAACTTTCAGCCTCACTGGCATGGACGAGCAGGTTATGACCGTGCAGGTCAACGACAGCGGCGACATTTCCGGCCTGAAGCTGAACGGGAAAAACGTGCCGTTTACCCACGTCACCACGATCCCTGAGCTCGGGCGCCAGCTGGCCACGCTATTCAGCAAAGGCTCAACGGCTTTTCAGAAAGCCCTGGCGCGCAAGATGGCGCGTGCTGCTGCCACCAGCGATGACACTGCGCAGCCCAAGCGCGGCGTGAAATCCTCGGTGCAGCTGCTGGCCGAAGTGCGCCAGCAGCGTGACGCCTATAAGTCAGGCATCGCGGAAACCAAAGCGAAGGTGGAGCAGCTGACGCGCAGCGCGGACGACGCGCAGAAAAGTGCGGACAGCCTGCAGACACAGCTTAATCAGGAGCAGGCACTGACGCGCCAGCTTAAAGAGCAGATCGCCCAACTGGAGGAGGCAGCGTAATGAGTGAGATCCTTAAAAACCGTATGGTGCTGGACTTCCAGCGCCGCACGCAGGGCGCAGAGCTGGCGCAGGCGGTGTACGACGGCCTGATGACCGGCAGCAGCGCGGATATGATGCTGGAAAGCGCCACTATCGACGATATCGATCACGCCTACCTGGGTGAAGAAAGCGTGTTACCGGGCGCGATGTTTGAGGCGATCAGCACGGAGCGTATGCGCCTGGCGCAGACCATGCGCGCATTTGTGAAGGCGCTGAACCGTGGCCTGAACGGCACCGACATTATCGCCGGGACCGACGACGCCGGCGCGGACACTACCGGGCAGAAAACCGTGGGCGGCGCGGTGATCGGCAAAGTGCGCCGCGTGGCCAGCATTCCGGTTCTGAGCGCGCTTATCCCGTTATCCGACGGGCAAACCGTGTCGCTGGTGTTCCACTCACCGACCGCGGACAACGGCAAGATCCGTAACCAGGACACGCTGGTAGCCTTCCAGTTCCTGATCAACAAGCGCGACGTGACGCACATCGTTGCGCCGATTGGCGGGCATGACGTGTCGCTGCAGCAGGTGACGCAGGCGCTTTCCAACCTGATCGAGAAGAACAGCGGCAAATTTACGAAGCAGAAGGACGCACAGGCGAAGCTGCGCGCGGAAGTGGAAACCACGCAGGCTGAGACCGATCAGCTGGCAGAGCAGCAGTCAGCGCTGCTGGAGCAGGTGGACACTCAGACCGCACGCGCGCAGCAGATGCAGGGCAATGAGCAGACGCTGCGCGGCAAACTCGCCAGCCAGAAACAGCTGAATGCCGACCTTACCGGGCAGCTGGCCGCGCTGCAGCAGGCAAAAGCCAGCGAGCCGGAAAACACGGACACCTTCAGCGATCGCACCATTCAGGTTAAAGCGCGCCTGAACATGGACGGGCAGGCCACGCTGAGCAACGGCGCGACGGTTCGTTATCACGTCGATGACCAGAACGGCGAACTGGAAGGCAAAGTGATCATCACCGAAGCCGACGGCACCACGTATGAAATGCCCTCTAAATCCAGCCAGGGTGCGGAGATGGGTAAAACGGCAACAAAGATGCTGAAAGCCTACCGCACCGGCGCGGCGGAAAAGTACCGCGTTGCTGCTGAGCCAGCCCCGCAACCTGAACCCGCGCCACAGCCTGAACCTGAGCCAGCACCAGCCCCTGAGCCACAGCCGGAACCCGTTGTGCCGGCAACCGTCTGGCGCTATGCGCTGGTTAACCGTCCTGCAGGTATCGGTGCGGTACCGCCGAACTTTGCTGCCGTGGCGGATCAGCCAGCAGCAGGCGAGCCGTACAGCGGCGTTGCCCGTAACGGCATCATTTCCTACGACCGTCCGCTGACTGATAAAGAGATTGCTGACTTTGAGCTGAAGCTGATCCCGACGCATGCGGATCTCGATGCGCTGGCCGCGACCGTGGCGGAGAAAATGAGCGACTACGCCGCGCAGTATCTGGAAATGTCAGTAGAAGATCCGGACACCTACGCCAAACAGGTGCGCATGGTGGCCCGTAAGAAGCTGACCGGCGTGGCATATCCGGAAGGGGAAGATGAGGCCTATTTCACGGGCGCTATCAAAGCCGCGCTGCAGCAGCTGGCAGCAGGCGAAGGAGAAGAGACCGACGTGACTGACGATCGTGAAACCACAGACCCGTTCTGGATTGCTGCTAAACGCTTGGGCGACCTGGTGGGCTGGGCATCTGACCTGGTAAACGCCTGGGCTGAGGCGCTGGGCTATGGCAGTGAGCAGCTGAAGCAGGCGGCTGACTACGTGGAAGCTAATCAGAGTCCTGAATATCTGAAGGCAGCACAAACCGCGATGATCACCGGCAAGCGTATTCCGCTGGTGGAGGAACTCAACACCCCGGAACCGGCACCAGAACCACAGCCAGAGCCTGAGCCAGCACCACAGCCGGAACCGGAGCCCGTGCCGGAAGCAGACTCTGAAGCGCAGAAGGCGATCGACTACCTGCAGGGGCTGACCTCACTTGATACCGACGACATGGACGTGATCCGCGCCGGCCGCAATCAGGTGCGCGAGGCGATTGCCGCGCTGACGGCTGCAGGCGTGTTTGATGAAAACGAAGCGCTGGTGAACGGCGCGGTGCAGCACCTGAGCGATCTGCTGGTGGCCGTGCAGCGTAAAGGGGTAGCAGCATGACGTTAACCGCCCTTGAAAAGCTGGATTTAGCCGACCAGCTGGACGAACTGATTATCAAAGCCCCGACGGTAAAGGGGCTGGACCTTCTGGATCTTAATGACCAGATGGAAGCAATCATGCTGAAGCTGGGTTATGGCGCAGCGCCGGCACCGGCCACCAGTGCTCCCGATCCGGCACCGGAGCCAGCGCCCGTCCCGGCGCCGGAACCGGAGCCACAGCCGGACCCTGTTAAAGAGGATCAGCCCGTCCCGGAAGTGGTTAAAGACTTTCTGGCCGGGAAATTCACGCAGCAGGCACAGCTGGATTTTGTGGAGACGCTGCGCAAAGTCGGTGACTACATCGGCGTTTATCTGGCGCTGGACGATGCGAAAGAGCAAACCGCCAGCTGGATAGCCGCCAGCGGCCTCGCAGCTTAATCAGTAACCCCGTTTCGGCGGGGTTTTTATTACCGGGATCACAATGCTTAACGAGAAATTAAAGAGCCTGCTGGGCGACGCCGGCAGCATTTTTGCCCTGATTGGGCTCGTAGGTTCACTGCGCAAAACAGAGACCCAAACAGGACGATCGTCCTACGTCGTGACCGGCAAAGGTCAGGAAGTGAAAACTGCGTTTAAGGTGGTGGATGCCCGCGACCTGATTATCTCAAACAACCTCGACGGCACCATTAATCCGGCGTTTCCGGCAGAGCTGCAGCCGCGCGACCGCACGCGCCTGACCAGTAAAGTGCAGGTTTCAAAAATTGCGGGCAACCTGCGGCCGGCGAAGCTGACCGACTCCGGCATGAGCAGCCACGGTGCGCCAATCGTGGGCGCGGATAACGTGGTGGAGTCAGGCAACGGGCGCTCAATGGGGATCACGCGCGCCTATGAGCAGGGGCAGGCCGATGAATACCGCCAGTACCTGATTGAGCACGCGAAAGACTATGGCCTGAAGGCGTCGGATATCGTGCAGATGGATATGCCCGTGCTGGTGCGCGAGCGCCTGACGGACGTTGACCGGGCGCAGTTTGCGAAGGATTCCAACCTCTCCGATCTGCAGGAAATGGCGGCGAGCGAAAAGGCGTTTGTGGATGCGGAAATGCTCGACGAACGCCTGATGGCCATCTTCAATCCGTCCGATGACGGCAACCTGCTGGCGCGCTCAAATGACGGCTTTATCCGGGCATTCATGAAAGAGATAGGCGACACGGCAACAGCAGGCCTGCTGACCGACGACGGGCGCCCGACAAAGCAGATGATTGACCGCATCCAGAATGCGATCTTTGCCCGCGCCTATAAGGATGAACGACTGGTAAAGCTGGTATCTGAGGAACCCGACCCGGATATGCGTAACATCCTGACGGCGCTCAATACCGCGGCCAGTGAGTTTGCGCAGATGCAGACGCTCTCCGGAGACGTTCACCGCCAGGCTGTTACCGGGCTGGTAGACGGCGTGCAGTCGGTAAACGGGCTGGATCAGCAGGCAATAGCCGCGCTGCAGGATGCGATTAAGCTGGTGCGCCAGGCGAAGGACAGCGGGCAGGCGATACAGGAAGTGCTGGCGCAGCAGGGGCTTTTTGAAGAGGCCAGCAAAGAGGCCGAAGCCCTGGCGCTGTTTATCGTGGCCAACAACCGCAGCGCGAAACGGATCGGCGCAGCGTTTAAAAAGATGGCGCAGAAGATCAACGACGAGCTGTTACACCAGCAGCAGGCGCTGGGGGATATGTTCGGCGGCGGCGAGCTGACGCTGAATGACGTGCTGACGGCGGTATCAGGAGAAATTGAGGAAGAATTTGGCGAAGGTAGAGGAATTAACTTCGCCATGTTTGAATCTGTCTTAAAGAAATGAGGTAAAAAAGGCCATTTATTGGCCTTTTTATTAGAAGAATTTCATATAAGCAACAAGAGCAATTACTATTATTCCAATAACCCCAATAATATTCCAAACGTTGTCTGTACGGGCATTTTCTTTATTGACGCTTTCTCCGCGAACAACTGGGAGGTTAAGGGAAATCAAGCTTACAGAACTATTAAACCCTAAGTTTTCATTAACTTCTGGCATGCGCATAAAAGCAAACCAACGCCCATTAGGATACGTTTCCGGCTCACTGTCTTTACTCATAACTTTCTGCCGAGAACGAATGCCAGCATCTAACATGTATCTTTCATTAGGCCTAACTTTCACACTAGATGCATAGAGTTGTATATCTTCATTTGTGGAGTTGAAAAACTCGTCAGTTGTGGTCTTTACAAAGTGCGGATTTCGTTGGTGCATGCGGGTGTTACCATTTTCAATGGTTTCAAAATAATCCCATGCTTTTTCATAGTGGTCTGTGATAATTATTTTGCAGTCAGTAACTAAACTAAAGTCTTTTGCCCACGAATACCCGCTTTTAGCTAGCCTGTCAGCGTTTGCTTTGAATTTATTTTTATCACTCACATAATCAACGCTCAAGCTGACAACATCAAAAAGTATTTGGGCATACTTTTTCTGCCTTTCAAACTTTGTATAACCTAACTGGATTAACTCATTTATAACACTTAGGAATCTTTCAGCACGCTCTTTGTATTCTTCAAATTCTTTTAGTGAGTGATGCCTGGAAAAAAGTCCTATTTGGTAAGCCAGTTGATGCTTACCATAACATTCGTAAAGTCGATCTGCCGCTTCCTGTATGCCACCAGCCAAAGCTTTCCTATAATTTATAGCAGCTTCTCGAATGTTCTTGTTAGTGCCTTCACCATTTGTTAAACAATAACCCATATTATAAAAGGCTTTAGGGTCTTGCGTTTTTTCTGCTATCTGACTCCATTCAATGAAGCCGCTATAAAAATCTTCTGGTAACTTACTGCCCATAAAAAACAGCTCGCCTTGTTTGATAGCGCTATCAATTTTCTCTTTCATTAATTATCCCTAAGCCAAATCGGCAAGAAGAGTAAAAATCACAAGATTCCAATCACTGATTAAATCACAAACTCCTTACAGTTGCCGCCCCCTTTTCTTGTAGTGGCAATCTCAATGGACAATCAAGTAACGAAAAACCGTAAAGCCTTTGGCGACATGCTGGCGTTCTCAGAAGGCACCAGTACCCACCCGTTAACCCGCATGCGTGGCTATGACGTTATCGTGACCGGGCTGGGCGACAAGCTGGGCGAAATCTTTACTGACTTCACCGATCACCCGTTTTCAAACCGTCGCGCAAAAGTGCTCAATAAGCATGGTCTGGCCTCGACTGCCGCAGGACGCTATCAGCAGCTTTACCGCTACTGGCCGGTCTATAAAAAACAGCTGAAACTGCCCGACTTCAGCCCCGCGTCACAGGAGCGCTTGCTTGACCAGCTGCTGAAAGAGCAGGGCGCGTATGCCGACGTTCACGCCGGACGAATCCGCACGGCCATTGGCAAAACCAACGATATCTGGGCGTCGCTCACCGGATCGCCGTATGGTCAGAAAACGCACGCCATTGAAACGCTGCTGACTGCCTATCGTGATGCTGGTGGCACAGTTACCGATTAAGCGCCTCTGAACCCTTCCGGGATCGCGTAGTTATCGTGCTTCAGACCGTCGCCGGCGAAATCACTCGTCTGGCGGCGGCTTTCTGGTTTCCGGCCCGCAGCTGTTTTGGGCTTAAACGTGGATTTAATATAGCCGTACACCTTGTGCATCAGCTGGCCGTTGCGCTGGTATGCTTCTGCGCGGCGCTTTTTGTCTGCTGCTGCTGATCCTGCTGCCAGGCTTTGCAGTGATTCCTGATAAATCCCGAATTTTTTCTTTGGCGCTGGTGGCTCTGACGCAATCTCTTTCGATTTGGAAATTGCTGACTCACTGTATTGTGTTTCTCTTGTTCTGGAGAGATCTCTTACTTCTTGTTGGTCATTTTGACCAGGGGTAGCCTGTTCATTCTGACCAGGGGTAGCGAGGGTGAAATTTAATTTTGAGAAGGTGTCAGCAACGATTCTCCGGACGAGGCTTTGACGCCCCGCAGGCTGAAGATTTGCCGCTTTCAGTTCAGCCAGACTCGCCTGTACAAAAGCCAGTGCTTTGCTGGTGAACGTGTACTTGCTGGGCTTACTCCACTTGTGGTTATTTTTACAGCGTTGCTCCTCATGAGTGAGGATACCGAGTTTAACCGCCAGGCGATAAGCGCGCTGTACAGTAGAAACGCTCACGCCTGCTTCTTCTGCCAGGGTGCTGAGAGATTTGATGATCTCAAATCTGGACGTAGAGCACGCCAGATTACACGCGAATTTCAGTACGCGGGTGAGTGACTTAGGGAGAGGTGACAGCTCAATAACGTGGGTGAAATCATACCCGGTAATTCGTACAGAATTCTGCTTATTATTTGAGCAAGATGAGGGAAAAGAGTTGCCGTGATCGGCGTTTTTAGCTAACATAAATCCCACTTACCTCCTAGTAAGTAACAAGATGAATACCACTTACCTCCCAGTAAGCATTCATTGTGTTTGTGTAGTGCGGCGCAACGCCGATACGGTCTGCTAAACCGTGTAAAGTTGTAGAAAAATCGACTGTTACCAGCAGGCGATTTTTTTTTGTTCCGACCAGGCTTGCCGGCTTGGTCAGATGCGGGTAATAAACGTGATCTGTAAAAGGATCAACACAGGTAAGAATTTTCCGGTGTTTTAGAATCCGCGCAGGGAAACGCCCTGTATAGGGCGTACTCTCCTTATCCCCTTTATTTTACTGAATTTATCCATAAAAGCGGGTTACATTCCGTCGCTTTTTGACGCGTCTGCGGAAGCGAATGTTTTTGCTGCACGCCAATAGGAAGCGTAGCCGTAGCGTTCGATCCGATGGATTCCAGCATGGCGGCGACGATCTGCGCATCTTCCGGGGTGTCCATCCGGCACAGCGCAGCAGTCTGCTCTTTACTGATAAACAGCGGCAGGCTGGCTAGCGCCTCTTTCATAACTTTACGGCGGGCTTTTGCCACGTTGCCGGCGTTCTCAATCATCAGATTGGCGCTGCGCAGCCGATCCTCCAGCTCCAGTCGCTTGCCATGCTCGATGTGCAGCGCCGATTCCAGCAAAGATGCATCCCCCGATTCAAACATTGCTGCCTGGCCGCGCATGCTTTCAAAGTGCTGGAAAATGTCAGCTGCCTGATTCTCCGAATACCCTTTTTCCACCAGCCCTGCGCAAATCATACTTTCACGATCGCTGGCTGATTCCAGCATGGCTGATGGATGCTCCAGGCTGATGTAATTGGGAACGGTCACATAGTCGAACCCGTGAAAGCTGGTGACTTTTGACACGGCGTTATCGTCGCCGCCGGTCGCCCATGACCAGCCGCCGGCGCGTGAA